AGGTTCTGTAACTAGTAATGTAATAACAATTTAGAAAGTACCACCATCCACAAGATCTTTTCCTGTTCTGATAAATCTTTCTTGTTCTATTTGGTCTTCTAATTCTTTTATTTTCTCATCAGTTATAGATTTAATTAATTCTTCTTGATCAACAACATCTAAAATATGTGTTGCTCTAGCAGGTACAACTTCTTCGGTGGATTGTAAATTATAAGTTCCATAAACAGAAGTATTATTAAATGTCATATCAATAATATAATGACTACTTCTTTCATCTGCAGATTCTCCATAAGAATAATCAGTAGAAGAAATTTCACCAGATATAGTGCTAACTAATTTACCATAGAAAGAATCGTCATTTGATTGTACATTAAGAGATTCTTGTGGTAAACCGGGTTCCCAACTATATTCAAGACGTTTAGCCTTTATCTGCCAACCATAATGTCCTCCAAGAATATTCATATTATCCCCAATATCTTGATCTCTTCTTTGAGTTATTTGAAAGAAATTACCACTTCTTCCATTTTTACGATCTTGACCATATTCAACCATTTTAAATACATCTCCTGATTTAGGTTCAATATCTTGGTTTAACCTAGTATAAACATCATCATTAGACATTGCACTAACAAATGTATAATATGACATATAACCAGTAATATCATCATCCGCATTAAATCCAAATTTACTTAATGATAAATTAGATTCATTTAAATTAATTATCATTTTAACAATTTTTGGACCATAAAAAACACTAGTTGGTTGCTCTCCATATAAAACATCAGCAGAAGTTAACACCATCGAATTAACCCAATATTCAATTTTTTGACCCATTGAATTAACCATTTCATCAGCAATATTAGAAAATACTTTTATGTCAGGTTGTAAACGATTTTTATCGTACAACTCATAACATAAACTTCCATTATTTGCTCCTGAATAATAACATTCTTGCATAAAATTATATACGGTTAATTACAAATCCCGTTTCTGTTTTTTGTATTGTAAATGGTCTCTTACCTAATCTAGTAGGAACATTTAATTTGTTTCTATTTAAATTATAATCTTGAATATATTTTTCTGCTTTTGCATTTGGTATAATACCAACTTCTTGTGTTTTATTTTGGTCGTGATTGTGATCACCTACTTTTTTATTATTAGCAACAAGATTAGTACCGGTATTATAAACTGTACCATCTTTCCTTGTTCTAGGTTGACCCATTCTATTCGTTATAGAATGTATTTCTAATAAATAAAACTCCTTAAAGGATATCATACTATTATTTAATAAAAAAAGAGGAACTCCGAAGAGTTCCTCTTAAATTTTTTATATGTTAATTATTTTTAGCGGTGAAAAGCAGATGCACCACTACCAGATGGCTTTAGATTAGAAGCCACTTGATTACTCTTACCATCATTATACTTTGTACTCATAGTCATGTACTTCTCTGTTCCTTGTGTTTGAGAAGTTTTTTCTGCTTTACCAGCTCCAGAAACCTTAGTCGCAAGAGCACCTGCTACTTTATTATCTTTCTTTTGAAGAGATTCTCCCTTATTTGGGAATGATTCATATCCTGCTTGTGGTGATTCTTTTAATGCACCTTCATCTTCCTTTTCTCCTTCTTCTTCGGCAGCTTCATCACCTTCTTCACCTTCTTCAGAAGCTTCATCTCCATAAGATTCTTCTCCTTCATCACCCTCTCCACCCTCTCCCTCCATTTCTTCATCAGCTTTTACATCACCACCAAGTACAGAAGCTAGTAAATCATGTAGCTTTTGTGCAGTTTCACGATCCATACTAATGGTAACATCTTCAGAACCTACTTCATCTCCTCCCATTCCACCTTCACCAGCACCAGCACCTTCATCAGCACCAATACCTAGCATTTCTGCATCATCTTTCATTACGTCTTCGAATAGTTTTTCAAATAGAGATTTATTGCTCATATTCGTATTTATACCAAATAATGATTTTTTTTTAAACTTTTTTAAATTTTTTTTATTTTTTTTTACTAAGTACTTTCATGCCCAGAAAAACAAAGAAACAAATCTACATGAATAATCCTGCATTGCCAACTGCAGAAGCTCAATTTGAATGGACTCCTGAAATGGTGTCAGAATTAAAAAAATGTAAAGAAAATGTTCTACACTTTGCAGAAAATCATTTTAATATTGTTAATCTAGACGAAGGTAAACAAAAAATCCAATTACATTCTTATCAAAAAAAGGCGTTAAGAATGATTCGTGATAATCGTTTTTCGCTTTTTTTATTTAGTCGTCAATCAGGTAAGTGCCTTAAAATGAACACTTTATGTAAAATTCGGAATAAAAAGACCGGTGAAATACAGGAGTTTACGATAAAACAGCTTTTTGATATTTCCTCTATTGAATAAAAAAGGTAGGGAACTAAATATAGATGAGTTGAGAACTTATCTATGAAAACTAATATCAAATATTGTAAAATTACTGGAAAAGAATTAGATCCTGAAACCCAAAAAAAATCTGGAAACGGATTGTTTATTTCTACTGCTGTTAGAACATTATATAAACAATGTAATAAATATGTAGAAAAAACTAAAGAAATGTTAAAAGATTATTTTTGGGTAGAAGAAACAAGAGCATATTATCCAAATTGGATGTCTTGTGCTAGAGCATTATCGATGGCAAATATTTCAATGGAGCAACAAAAAGAAATTTATAATAGAGAATTTTTATCTAGTACAAAATGCCAATTAGAAATTTGCGATAAAAATGTTCCATATGAAATGAGAGAAAAAACGGCATGTTGTATTACGCATTACAATCAAGCATATGCAATTAAAACAAATAAGTTTGATATATCTGATTATAATTGTGAATGTTTAGAATGTGGAATGAAATTTGCGAATAATATTGCATTAGGAATACATATTTCACAAAATCATTATTCATCAGAAGAGTATTATATTAAATTCCATAAAAAACCAGAAGATGGTTTTTGTAAATGGTGTAAAACCCCAACAGGTTTTAATTCAATTCAAGAAGGATATAATAAATTTTGTTATAATACTAGTTGTAATGTAAATTATTACAACAAATATGAAAATAGACATGAATGTGGTGAAAGTATTAGTAAATCGTTAATATTATCACAAAACATGCCAAACCAAATAGGATATTGGACAAAAAAAGGATATACAGAAGAACAGGCAAAAGCTTTAGTTTCTGAAAGACAAAAAACAAATACAATAGAATCTATATTAAAACGTGAAAAATGTGATATACACACAGCTACAGAAAAAAGAAAAGAAATTACCAGAAAATGGTTGGAATCATTTCCAAAACAAAATTATTCAAATGTTTCACAAGAATTATTTTGGAAAATATACGATATAATTAAAAATGATTATAAAGAAATACATTTTGCAACCATTTTAAATGGTAATAAAGTTTCGGATGGAACTAATAATGAATTTAAAATAAAAACAGATAAAACTATTAGATCATTGGACTTTTACGTAAAAGATGTAAATAAAGTAATCGAATTCAATGGATCATATTGGCATAGTAGTGCTTCTAAAAATGTTAATTATTCTATAGAACGTGATATACAAAGAAATGAAGAAGTAATGAAAGCTTTAAATTGTGATTTATTAATTGTAGATGAATTAGATTATTATAAAGATAAAAATAAAATAGTAGAAAAATGTATAGAATTTATTAAAAAATGAAAATTGAAAAATTTATAGAATCGCGTAACGTCGAAGATTATGAAATATGGACTGATGAAGGATGGGTTGATATTCAAGAAGTTCATAAAACTATAAAATTTGATGTATGGGTAGTAGAAACTGAAAATTTCGAATTAGAATGTGCTGATGAACATATTTTAATTGGAGAAAATAGAAAAGAAATTTACGTAAAAGATTTAAAAATAGGAGATAAAATAATTACAGAGAATGGTTTAGAAAATGTAATTAGGGTAGAAAAATTAGATATAGAACCAGAACACATGTATGATCTTAGTATAGATTCCGAAAATCACACCTTTTTCTCAAATGGTATTTTGTCACATAATAGTACAATTGCAACTATTTATATGCTATGGACTGCTGTTTTTCAAAATGATCAAAGAATTTTGTTAGTTGCAAATAAAGAATCTACAGCAAAAGAAATTTTTAAAAGAATTAGAACTGCATATGAAGGTTTACCAAATTGGTTAAAATCTCCTGTTACATATTACGGTTTGGAATCATTAGAATTGGAAAACGGATCTAGAATAAGTATAACAACCACAACAGGCACTGCTGGACGAGGTAGTAGTGCAAATTTATTATTTGTTGACGAAGCGTCTTTTATCGAAACTAATTTATTAGAAGAGTTTTGGGCTTCTGTATATCCTATTATTTCTTCTTCTAAAAAATCTAAAGTTATAATGGCATCTACGCCAAAAGATACTTCAGGATTATTTTACAAATTGTATGACGGTTCAGTAAAAAAAGAAAATAATTGGGTTCACATGAAAGTTACATGGGATCAAATACCTGATAGAGATGAAAAATGGGAAAAAGATACAAGAGCTTCATTTGGACCTGAAGCCTTTAATAGAGAATTTAATTGTGAATTTGATCAAGTGGGTGAATCTGCAATTGATACTGAATTATTTGAATCCATGAAAAAATATACATTTGAACCTTTATATGTATATGATGAGGGAAAATATATTTTATGGGAACAACCAAACGAAGAGAGAATATATGCAGCGGGAGTTGATATATCGGAAGGAATAGGTAAAAATGCTTCTGTTATACAAATATTAGATATAACCGAACCGAGAAATATCAAACAAGTTGCGGTATATCATAACAACAAAATATCTCCTTCGGAATTTACGCCTAAATTAAGAGAAATTTTACAACATTGGGGTGATCCATATGCTCTTATAGAAAGAAATAATTGTGGAGGGCAAGTTGTAGATAATTTAAAACGAGAATATAATTATGATAATTTGGTTAATTGGGGAATTACCAAAGCATCAGGAAGATTATCTAATCAATATGGTATGTTAGCACATACAAACACTAAATTAGCAGCAGTTTTAAATCAAAGATATTGGGTATCTATTGCTAAAACTGTTCATATTAATGATATTCATACTGTTTTAGAGTTAAAAGATTTTGTTAGGAATAAAAATAATGCATGGGGAGCAAAACATGGTTCGAATGACGATAGGGTAATGGCTCTTATTTGGGCATTGATGATTTTGCATGAAGATATTGCTCCTATATATTTTGATATTATAGATAAAGATGAAAATAACAAACCATCTATTATAAAATCTATTGATTATGGTATTAAAAATTTTATGAATCTTAATTCTATTTATACAAATGAAAAAACCGGATTAGGAGGAGATGCTATGCCTATTATAATGGGTGGTAATGGTAAATATTCAGATCAACCAGATTTAGAAGATTTACATAATCAAGGGTGGACACCATATATGGGATAGAGTTATTCTAAATAATATCATGGATAATCATTATGATCAATCTTTTTTAAATAAATCTAGAAAAGATAAATTTAGTTTAACTGTTACATTACCAGAAGCATTACGTACTTTTAATAAAAAATTACAAAGAGATAATAATACTGTTGATATTGATACTTTACAATTTTCTGTTTATGGGACTATTGTACCGAAAAACATAGTCCCTGCTGAAGAAGTGCGTTATGCAGGAGCAGGTGCTTATGTTTCTTCACATGTGAAACCTACTTATGATCCAATTAGTGTTAAATTTACCATAGATAATGAATTTAAAAATTATTGGTTTATTCATAAATGGATAGATTTAATAAGAAATGAAAAAACAGGAATTTATAATGGACCTATAACCGAAAAAGATAATGGACCGGGTTTATATTCTGCAGATTTTTGTGTGACAGCAAAAGATGAGTTTCATGGGGAAGTAATACAATGGATATATAAAAATGCTTTTCCTATTTCAATAGGTGAGATTGATTATAATTATAGAGATGCAGCAGAAATAGAAACTACATTTGAATTTGTTTTTAGAAGAATAGAAACTATTTTGTTATAAGTTTAAAAAAAATACTTGAAAAATAACTAAATATCATTATGGCAAGAAGTATTCAATCACCCGGTGTCGAAATTAGAGAAGTAGACTTAACATTATCCCCTATTTTACCTGCTGGTACTAATATTTTCATGACTGGATTTGCTCCTAAAGGTCCAATCGATGAAGTATTACAAATTACATCTGTTCAAGAATTTGAACAAGTATATGGCATACCAACAAATCCAGCAGAAAGATATTTTTATTATGGTGCTCGTCAAGTTTTAAATAGTTCTAATGGTAATTTATTTGTTAGTCGTATCCCTTATGGAACTGAAGGTGGAGAAGGTTATGGTAAAGATTACGGAGCATTAGTTTATCCTGTTGTTGCTGTTAAAGAAACAGATACAATTGTTTCACGTAATACCCAATTTATTCCTAGTATTATTTTTCAATTTAGTGAAGTATATTCTGAATTGATTGCACATCCAACTCTTTCATTAAGTGCAAATTCATTATCAGCAAATGGTATTAATTTCTATGGTAAATTTAGTTTATCAGAGAAAAATACTATTGTTTTAGGATTTACTAATTTTTATACTTCATATATTTCTAATCCTTCATTAAGTTCAATGGCAATAAGTGCCAATTTATTTAAAACATATTTCCAAGATGGAAAAGATACAGTAATTACAACAGATTTAACAAGTCCAAGTTGTACTTATGTATTAGGAGCACCTAAATTTTTTGAATTAACAAAAGATCAATATATTGGTGTTTCTGATGGAACAGCATTCACAAGTACAAATGGTAATTGGTCAGCATCTGGAGCACCAGTTTCACAGATTAATTCACCATCAGATTTCGGCAAAGCTGGTCTTGTAATCATTAACAAACTTCAATCTACAATTAATACTCGTTGGGAAGGACATTATATTGGTATTGCAGATAATACTAATATTCAACCTAACACTGATCATGATTCTATTCGAACCATTTATACAAATGGTATTACTTCTCCCGGAGGTGGTTTGGATGTTTCTACAATGTCAGAAATACCAAATCCAAAATTAGCTTTTCCTCTTTCAGCTTCTAAAGATTCTGGTTCTGATCGTAATAATGGTAGTATTTCCGAAGCATTAGAAAAAATATCATATACATTCTCTGATGTTGCTACAAATAAATTTGATGATACTGTTTCATTTGGATTATTTAAATTACGTACAAGCCCATATAGTCCTGATGCAGTTAAATTAGAATATATTTTAGAAGAAAATCGTGCTGGTTCTTTTGACTTTTATCGTCAAATTAATAATCAAAGTGGTGGACCTGCCGTTACTTTCTTCTTAGAAAATATTGCTAACAGATCTAATAATATTACTTTATTTACAAATAACAATTTAAATGGTAAAAATTCAGGTCCTTGGTTAGATGGTCAAGGTGTACCAAAGAAAAAGGTTCGTGTGTTTTCTAAAAATATTGAAAAATCATTATTAGAAAATTTTGATGGTAATTCTTCACGAATCGGTTTCCACTTAAATGATATTCCAACTTTACAAACATATTTGAATTATGCTGATGCACTATTCCCAATGGGTGCTTATTCAAATATTTCTATGGCACAAAAAGATATTGGATTGTTACCTCTTAAATTAGATAGAACATTACGTAAGATTGAAAATGATGAAGTTTTTGATTTAGATATTCTTGTTGAATCTGGTTTAGGTACAATTTATGCAACTGCATGTGCAAATAAAACTTCATATTTTGATGATACACAATCATCTGCTGGTTTATCTGAAGGATTAGGAGCATTAATTACTAATGAAGTAGGAAGTGTAAGTGAAGAAGCATATAATGTAAAAGATAACTATAATACTATCTTCCAACTTTTTGATAATTTCTGTTCGAAAATTCGTAAGGATTGTATGTTTATTGCTGATCCTTTACGTCAAATATTTGTTACTGGTGCAAATAATCTAGTAATGTCAGATACATCTAAAGCATTTTCTCAATATATTTATAATCCTCTACGTCATTTATATTCTTCTGCCAATAGTAGTTATTCCACAGTATATGGTAACTGGGTAAAAATAAATGACGTTTTTGCAGGAATGAATATTTGGGTTCCTTTCTCTCCATTTGCTGCTGCCGATTATGCAAATGTAGATCAAAATTTTGAACCTTGGTATGCTCCTGCTGGATTTACTCGTGGTCGTGTTACAAATGCATTAGCACTAGCAATCACGCCTAAACAAAAAGAACGTGATATGATGTATAAAATCAGTATCAATCCAGTTGCATTTTTCCCAAATGACGGATTTAATATCTTTGGTCAAAAAACAACATTACGTCAACCAAGTGCATTCGATCGTATTAATGTTCGTCGTTTATTCTTGTATCTAGAAAAAGCAACTAAGAAAACAGTTAAATACTTTATCTTTGAACCTAATACATTGTTTACTAGAAATCGTGTAATAGCAACATTAGATCCAATTTTCTCTAGAGCAAAAAATACTCAAGGTGTGTATGATTATCAGATTGTTTGTGATAAGCGTAATAATCCACCTGCTGTAATAGATCAAAATGAACTAGTTGTAGATATTTACATCAAACCAGTTCGTGCTGCAGAATTCATCTTAGTAAACTTCTATGCAACTTCAACTGGAGCTAACTTCAGTGAAATAATTGGAAGTTAAAAATAATTAAAAATAAAAAATACGGAAGATTTTCTTCCGTATTTTTTTAATATATGTTATAAATATATATATGAT